AGATATTTGTGTTATAATAACACGGGCCAGTGGGATCAAGGCGGACTAGTTCCGTGCTCTCCCAAGTCTGGCGTTTGTTTGTATTTACAGTCGTACCCCGGCATCATCAGTATGGAAGATGATGACAGGCGGGCGACACCCACATTGCCTCTCCTGAGGAGCCACTTCAGGCAGGGGTGCCACCGGCATGTTCGGGGTTCCGATGGCGGCGTAGAGCGCTTGTCTAGCGATTGCCGTTTGGATGAGTTTTGCCTCTTCCACGGCCTCTTGCGCCGCCACGACCTCTTCCTCGACCACCTCCTCTCCACGCAGAAACGCTGCCACCTTTGGCTTGTTTAGCAGGTTTACTGTGGCGCGCTTGATCTTGCCCAGGTTGGCCTGAAGGCACTCCATGTATGCCTCCAGGTCCTTGTTCACCGTGGGGTAAGCGCTGGGCTCCTTCTCCTCCATCTCCTCGAGGAGTTCCCGGATTTTCTCTCCCAACTTCCGGGGCAGAGTCGCCACATGCGTGAAGGTTGACATTTTGTCGGTCTCTCTCAAATAATCGAAGGTCTACTGGGCCAGCAGGCAGACCGTCAGCATCCATCGCGCCCACGATGGGCTCGTCGACCTGCCTGTCGATTGATTTTAAGGCCCAAGGATCCTGGAGTGCTTCAAGCGTTTGCTCCAGTTCCAATATTTGCGACTTGTCAATGCCCACTCTGGCGGCGGTCACACTAAGCATCAGGTCACAATCGTTAGGGTCCTGAGGCCATGTGCCGCCCTTTGTCATCCAGTAGGGCTTGTCGTCTAGATGTGTGCTTCGCTTTGCTCGCTGTTCTTTGGACGCAGCCTCCGGCTGGTATAGGCGCTGCATCGTGCGGCAATAGGTGCCGATGATGGGTGTTTCCGCGTCTGTGACAAGGTATCCCTCCACCCTGTCAAGCACGGCATCGGCTAGTGGAATCTTTGGGTCTCGCGTTGTTAGGTGTAATTTGCGGAGAGTTCGCAGCGGGTCCTGGATTGTGGTTGTGGTGGTGTATGGGTCAACGAACACACGGCCGAGAAAGCAAACGCCTTGATCGGGTTGGTAGTTCTCAATCTTCAGTGAAAGACCGCACAGCTGTGCTGCCTTATTGAACGTGTCTTTAAAGCGCCGGTCGAATAGGCTATCGTCGCCAAAGGCGATACCGATCATGCGGAAAGCATCTTCTCGAGTGCTCTCCGGCATGGCCATCCGAATTGCGCAATACATGATGAACGCGTTCAAAACTGTGTTGAGATCCGTGGTTGTTGGTGACCCACTCTTTACGCCTGGCCCAGGTTCGTAGCGAAAGTCAAAACGCTTGGAACGTGCTGGGCAACTGATCAGACCGTTAAGATAACGGCTGAGTTCTTCTGTATCTTCGAAGAATCGGACCATAACGGCTGCCATAACGTGGCGATGAAGCCATGCTGACACCGAACCATCGAGGTTGGCGTAATCCCCCTCCATGGGGACCTCGACGTGCTGCAAATAACCCATTACTTTGTCCACTATCTGGCTTGGTGTACTGCCAGGACAGAACCAGTGCGCATTATGTGATGCCTTGAGAACGTGCTCTTTGAAGCTCAAGGTGTACATCGACATCTTCAACAGGAAGCGCATGTCGCTGAACGCGGAGATGATCCTGTTGGGTTTGAACGTGGCCTCGTTTTTGATAAAAGAAGAAATTTGGATACGGGCCTCTGAATCCACGGTCTCCCAAATTCGTTGGATGGCCAGCTCTTGTGATGGTTTATCCAGCATGGCTGCGGTGTCCTCCGCTGGAAATGGGTGACCCTTACCCCGTAGGTTCTCAGGGACAACCAAGCGAATGAACTCCGTAGCGTACGACTGAATGTTGGCTGGGGGAATTTTGGTGTTGATGACGTTTGTGACGCGATACTCGAGGCTCGATGAAATTGCCTCGATCCTCTTAATCATGGGCATAAGGGCCGCGTCTGTCACAACAGGCGTGGAAAACGTTCGTGCGCTAGTTTCTGGTTTGTCAGCGTAGCACATTGTTGGGAAGTAGACCCGAGTTGATGAGACGGGTTTGCCAATTTTGGGGTGGTCGTCAATCTTGTAGAGTGTTCCGGAGTAGTATTGTGAAAATGTGGTCATGGCTCGGGGGTCGGACAGGCCGAACTGCAGCATCCGGCTGGTGACAGACTGTGTACTACCAAGGCCGATAAGGATGTCGTGGTCAGCTTTATCGAGCGTGACCTCGGCATCGGTTCCGGCCCGGCCGACACTAATCTTCCGGATTCCTGCGTCGTCCTGGTACTCAATAGTGTTCCATCCTGGTCTCGCCGTGGATTCATACCGAACTCGTTCTAAGCGTCGGCTGTTGATTGTTGGGCTGAGCCATCTGAAGTCCCAATGGGAGTACTGTGGCAGGACCCAAACCAACGCGCGGTTCTGGCAATCTTTCCAAGGCCGAGAGTGATGAATCTTGTAGTAGAGAGTACGACCAATACCAAGAAGGTGAACGATGTGGCCCAAAAGACCGCGTGGAGGAGGTCGCACTGCGACAAATTCTCCATAATCGCACCAATTCCAGACCTGATGGTTCCATTTTCCTCCGCCGCTGACGTCAAAGTTGATTCGATTGTCTTTGATACGGAAGACCGTATCCCCGTCATTACCTGAGACCGTCCGTGGGCTAAACGTGTAGAAAATGCCAGGTAGGCCGTGCTTGAGCAGATCATCGATGTCATCCACGTAGTAGTCGACGTCAATACCGACCAGCACTTGCTTGCCAGACGGATCGCGGTTGTCGACATCGTGGTGAAGATCTGAGACGGCGTAATGTTGGTGAAGAACTGGCACCAGCTGTTCAGCTCCGGGGTCAAGGGATTGTTCAGAGGGGGAGAGCTCATATTTAGTTGCTCCAAGGGAATCGACGGCCGAGGTGATGACACGACGGGCGTTGTCCCGAGAGGCTCCGGCTTTGGCGTGTCCGTTGTCGTTGGATCGCACTTTAGCTTCGCCAGCGAGGGAGTTGAGGGGGAACCACTCGACTTTGATTGACTTTCGAGTGAGGTTAACGAGGGCGCGCTGTGCACCTCTCGTAATCGGATTGTTGATGACTGCCGGGTACGGCCCTTTTTCGACATACCCGCCAACTCTTTGTCGCACAACTTCCACGCAGGAAGCCGCGCACGAGGCAGCACCACACAAGCCCAGCAATTTGATACCTGTGGAGAACTGACCGCCAATAGAGGAGATATCTTGCGTTAGCGTGGACCAATTACCAAAACACTGCAAGAACGAACTCGTC